CGGCAGCGCCACCAACACCACCACTACCACTGGTAATGGTTTCGGCATAATTACCAAGACTCGCCGCGGCATCTTGAAAGCCGGCATTAAACAGGCCGTTGACGATGCCGTCGACGGCACCGTTGATAGAGCCATTTAAGTTAAGCAGTGACTTGCCGTTGCTTAATAAGTCGCCAAGCGAAAAACCACCAGAACCACCACCGCCGCCACCTGTTACGGCACTTAACAATGAGCCCGAGTCACCGCCGGCCAGGGCGGAACCGCTACCACCAAAGCCCATGCCAATTAATATGGGCTTGGTGATGGCCATGTGGGCCATTTCGGCGAGCATGGTTTTAAAGCTGTCGACAATGCTGTCGCTAACACTTTTGAAGCCGTCGAAGGCGCCGGTCCAGGCGTTGGCGAAGGTTTCGTCGACGCGGCCCACGGCACGATCCCAGGCGCTGACGTAAACGCTGGCGGCTTTGGGGGCGTCGCGCTGTACGGTGGCCACCATTTTGCCGGTGGCGGTTTCGAGAGTGTCGGGTAGGGTGTTGATGTTGTCGTTCATTAAGGCCGTGGAAACATTGCTGTTTTTTGCAATGGTTTCGGCGGTTTTTTGTACTTCTTTCTCGGTTTCTTTCAACCATTTTTTAATACTGGCCGAGGGTAAGGCCTTGGTGGCGAGGTCGCTGAGTTCTTTGGTTAAGCCATCGGCGGTGCCTTTGACGGCGGCCGCTACATTTTGCAAAAAAGCGCTTTCTGTAAACGTACCGCCACCCAGAAACTCAGGCGTTTTATTCAGCAGGGCCGTGACACTGCGATCGACGGCGGCAATAGCACTGAGCATGCCGCTTAAACCCTGGGCAACAATAACGGTGACGCCCTTCCACACCACTTGAAGGCCACGAGCGGCATCGGCGGCAAAACCAATGCCAGTGACCATGCCTTCAAATAGCTTGTCGGCCTGTTCTTCGGCGCTGCCCATTTCACCGCTGACGCCCAACAACTCATTGGCAATGCCGGTTAAGGCGGGGGCCACCCTGACGGTGAGCTGCTTCCACAGCCCCTCGCTGGCCTGCCCCACCTTTGCCATGGCATCGTTGGCTTGTTCTATTTTGGCGGAATCAACGCGGTTGATCGCCAAGCCCCATTGCTCGGTAAAGGCGGCGGCCTCAAGCGCAGCGGCACTACCACCCTTGAGGGTGTTGAGCAGGGCCACACCGCCGGAGTCGAATAACTTAAACGCCAGGCGCACGCGGTCGGCCTGGCTGCCCACGTTGCCCATGGCATCGCCAATGGCGGCAAATTGCTTGTCGGGCGAGAGTTTGGCCAGTTCAACGGCATTGATATTGAGTTCTTTGAGAGCGTCTTTGGCCTCGCCGGTACCCTGGGCGGCTTCACCCACGCGGCGCACCATGCGCTGCAGGCCCATATCTAAGGTATTAGTGGCAACGCCGCTGAGCTCGGCCTGCACGCGCATGGCGGTGAGGCTTTCGGTGGCAATGCCCAGCTTGTCGGATATTTTGGCGGTGCTATCAATGGCGCTTAATTGCTTGGCCACCATGGCACCAATGCCTGCAGCAGCGGCAATGCCGGCGGCGGCACCGTAGGCGGCAACCCTGCCGGTGGCCTCTGAAAAACTGGCACCGGCGGCCTTATTGTGGGCGACCGCTTTTTTCTGGGTGCTGTTTAAACCCTTGAGCTGGTCTTCGGTCAGCTTAATGGCCGAGACGCCACCCTTCGCATCGCCGGTAATAATTAAGCCGGTTTTTATGGTTTTTGCCATAGATAAAAAGCCAGTTTATGCGATGAATTAAGGGGTTTTTGGTGCCTCGAGCTTTTCAAAGGCGGCGTTGTCTTTCATTTGCGCGAGTGCGCCTTGTTCAATTAACTGTACTTTTTCAAAGGTAATGCGGGTATTTTCAACACCGCGCATGGCGAGCACACTTTGCAGGGCGCTGTAGTCGAGGCCCTGAATGCCGCCCATAGGCAACAGCCGCCATTGGGTGCAACATGCGGTAAAGACTTGCCAGGCTTCGAGGTTTTCGTGATCTAGGTAGAAGATGTCGGGCTGGTCGTCGACCGGGGCAACCGGAAGATTTATATACTGCAGGTCTTCGGCGGTGCCGTCTTTGCCGGGCTCAACATAAGCCCAGGTGCGACCAGCCTCTATTAGTTTTTTTCTGTTAGCGCCTTGCGCATGTTTTCGTCTTGCACCATGACGCACTCGCGGGCAAGGGGCGTGGCGATGTAGTCAATGCCCGTTATTTGCTCTAAAAAGGCAGGGCTAAATTCTATTTTTGCGCCCGACCCGTCGTACATATCAGGCAGGTCGACAATTAGTTTTTCGAGTATTTCAGCATCGGTTTTATTACGAATATTATCGATAAAGTCTTTGCGCTCATCACCATAAAGTTTTGCAATTACAGCTGTAAAAGGCTGCTTTTCGTAGCCATTATCACCCGGCACACTGGCTTCAATGACCGACCTTACTTGCCTTGCTGGGCTTACAATAAATTTCATTTTATTTGTCCGCTTTTAATTAATGAATAAGTAAATGCCCGCTATTGAATCCGGCCGCCGCGCAGGGGCGGACACCCTGCGCAGCATGGCGTTGTTAGGAATAAACGCCACCAGAACTGGTTACGTGAAAACGATACTCATGTCGTCGTCGGCGGCATCGGTGGGCACCCACAGGGTGCTCATGGTCATAATGCTAATGCCGTCGGAGTCGCTGAGCGCGGGCTGCGAAAGCTGCACCTGGTCGCCTTTAATTTGCACAATGTTGCCCGCCGTGGTGCCGTGAACAATGTTGATGGCGATCTCTGTACCGGCTTTAGCCAGTGCCCAGAAATTTTTGGTGCCGATAACTTCTTGCTCAAAGGCGATACTGCCAGCCGGTGCGCGGTCGGTAATTTGCACGCTTTCAGAGTTAACAACATTGCGATAAACCACGCTGGCGGCAACGCCGAGGCTGAATGACTCGGCTTTTGCGGCGTAGCCGTCGACCGTGTAGGTAGGCGTGTTGGCCTCGGTAACCGGCAGCGGCACTTGAAAGCTGGTGGTGTCGGGCGTAATAACTGCGGGCGCGGTGGGGTCGTTATGCAGGCCGGTAAAGGTAAATTGCATTTCGGGAATTTGGTCTTTCGACAGGTTAAACGACACAGTGCCGCGTGCGCCGGTGAGCTTATGCAGCTCGCCGTCGTGGTAGTAGTAAAGCGTCGCGCTTTCGTAACCAGACGACACGGGCGCATAGGTGGCGCTGGTCACGGCCACCAGCGTTTCGTCAAAGCCACAGGCGCGCAGTAGCGGCGCAAAACCGGGGGCGTCACCGGCGGCACCTGCGCCTGCTAATTCAACTGCAAAGCTGACAGTGGTATAACGGCTGGTGGCAATTTCTGCCTCGTTACCCAGGCCAGGCCGGTCAAGATCACGACCTACGCGGTTGCCTTGCTGGGCATTAATTTGCAGGTTTTTGGTAAGAATGGCATTGGCACCCGCTGGCGTGGGGTCGGTGCCGTAAACGCTTTCAATTTTGGCAAGTATGTATTTTTTTCGGAATAACATTAGTCGGCGACCTCTTGTGCGTTGTCAGGGGTTGGGCTTGTGGTGGGTTTGGCTTGCGGACCTTTGCTGTAAACCCCTTTGGCGTTTCGCGGGCGCTCTTGCGTGCGAGAAACGAGCTTTTTGTTTTTTCCGTTTTTATCGGCTGTATAGCTGCCGCCCTGGTTGGCCATGGGGGTTTCCTTTGTTAAATCGAAGGGTTAAACCAGCTTATTGCTGGGCAATAAAATAGGCGTCGTCGTATTGCTCGCGCCAGGCGTAAAGGCCGCCGGTAATATCAATGGCTGAGCCGCTGGCATATTGCATTTCAAAAAAACTGGGGGCTTCTTGCCAGCCCAATAGCGCGCCCTGCAGCTCTGTACGCAGGGCGGCGATATCGTTACTTGTCGATATAATTATCAGGCTGTGCTGGCGTGTGACGCGCTGCTTTACGGTGTTGTCGTAGGCTGATTCACCCGCCGCATCACCTGCCAGACTGACCAGCACCGCTGGGTAGTCACTGCCCTGCCCTGCGACGGCGGGCACAAAATATTGCAGCTCGAGCCCAAACATAAACAGGCCGGTTTTTTCGTCATAGGCGGCACCGGCGCCGGTAATGGAGATGGCACCGGGGGCGGCTTGCACTTGTGTTTCGGTGGCAGCCAGCAGGGTTAACAGCGCCGCGTAGGTACTTTCGCGCAGGGT